TAGTTTATGATAACAAAATCGTGTTCTGTACTAAAACTTTTTCCTTCTGAAATGAATATTGATTTATCAGAGTAATTTTCAATTTCACGTTTCCAGTTAATCTTCAAAGTTGCTGGACAAATTATCAAAACTTTTTTAGCGCCTGTTTCTAAAGCGGCAATAATTGTTGAGGTGGTTTTACCAAGACCCATGTCGTCGGCCAAGATAAACTTTTTATTTTCAACAAGTTTTTGAATTGCTTCTTTTTGGTGCTCTAACGGGGGACGGTGAGAGTATTTGTCATAACTAATAACAACATCTTTTACCGTGTTGTCTTTTATAATTGCCGCCTTTGGTAACCAAAAGTCGTGGAGTTCTTGTGTTTCTGTAATTTTACCCCAAATGTGATATGCCTTTTCTTTATCAGCAAGTAACTTTTCAACCCAAACCTTTTCTGGTATTTCGGTCATTAGTTTATCGTCTGCCAATTTTTTGGCAAAATACGCATCTAAAATAACCCACTTCTTGGCAACCTTAGGTTGTTTGTCATGGTTATTTATAATGTACTCTGATTGACTTCTTGTTGGGTAAAACTTCTTATTTATTTGTGACTTTCTTTTAAGTTCAAGTATGTAGTTGTTTCCACCTTCATAAGATTCCAACAGAGACAATGCTTTAGATTCTAAACTTACATCCATCTATAAGAAAAATATTTGACTTAAATATAGTTATAAGCAGAGTATTTATCAATATATGCAAAAATTAGTTCCAATAACAAGATTAGGTAAGTTCTTCGGGGCGGAGGATTATGACCTTGACATCGGTATGGGTGAAGAGTGGTTACTTGGTGACATGAACTTTACCATAGTTCTTTATCGTATTGATAGAAGAAAGACAAAAACTGATGATGTGTATGGTGAGGTTTTGGAAGATGGAATACAATTCTTGGCCCCTGTTGAATTAAAAGGTTTGGTTCAAGTCATGGCTCCAACACAAAAAACTTACGGTAGTTCTAAGGTTGAAATTCAAGAACCTGGTAACATGAAGTTTTCTATATATCAAAAAACTTTGGATGATATGGGAGTTGAAATTTTCCAAGGGGATTATATAGGATACTACGAAACAGAAGACCGAGTTAGGTATTATGTTGTTTCAGATGATGGATATGTAAAATCTGATAATAAACACACGTATGGTGGTTACAAACCTTTCTATAGGTCTATTACCGCAAATTATGTTAGTGAAAACGAATTTAGAGGTATATAATGAAAGTTATTGTTACAGAATCACAATTAAGAAAAATTGTAGAGACTATTACCGATGGTAAAGTTATCTGCGATAGTTGTGGTTGGTCTTGGGAACTTTCGGATGGAGGAGATGACCCTTACATCTGTCACAAGTGCGGACATGATAACTCTGAAAAAGAATATATAGGAAAAAGAGTTATGGTTTATTATAACTTACATAAACACACATTCTCAGTTACTTATAAATCTAAAGTAATACTACACGCAGATTTTGTTAAGTTAGGTGATGTTGAGTTTAGAGTTAGACCAGGAGGTAAAGATAGAGTGCGTGCTGAGAAATCCAAAAACGTTCACGCGTTTGTGATTGGGGATTTATTAGATTATTGTGAACACCCTTGTAAAGAGATTCCTTCTCAAACATCAGATAATATCATAACATATGACCCATATAAACACGATTCATTTGTATATAAAAAAGGTGGAGAACCAATATACTCAGCCAAAGAGGTTGATATGATAAATTCAACTAATAAATTATTTGTAGTTAAAAAATAATATGCCGTTACCAAAACAGGTTAAACCTACATTACCTTTAGTACCAAAAAAGACATTGTCTGCTCGTAGAGAACAATTACTTGAGTACATTAATGAAGACGGAACTTATCTTCCTAAGTCGGTATTACATGCTGATTTGGATAGAGGTATGTTGGATTTTGTTAAGGAAGATTTACAGGTTATAACATCAGGTAAGATTGTACCTATGGTTGATATTATTATAACAACTCAAAACTGGACTCAGTATGTTGAGACCGCATTGTTTACTAATTTGGATTACAACCCCGAACCTCCATTCATTACTGTGGTGAGACAACCTGAAGTTAAGTTTGGAACAAATCCATCATTACAGTACACAATACCAAATAGAAAACAATTCTATTATGCCTCAGTTCCAACTTGGAATGGAAACGAACAAGGTATGGACATTTATACAATACCCCAACCCGTACCTGTAGATATAAATTACAGTGTTAAAATCATTTGTAATAGAATGAGAGAGCTTAATCAACTAAACAAAGTGATTATGCAGAAGTTTTCATCAAGACAAGCCTATACATTTATAAAAGGACAATACGTTCCAATTGTATTGAATAACATTTCTGATGAATCTCAAATGAATATGGATTCAAGAAAATATTTTGTTCAAAACTATGACTTTACAATGTTGGGTTATTTGATTGACGAAGAAGAATTTCAAGTAAAACCTGCAATTGCCAGAGTATCACAGATTATGGAATTAGATACAACTCTTTTAAAGAATAGAAAAAACAAGTATCCAAAAAATCCAGATGAATTTTTATCAAACTTTTTATACGTTGTTGGAAACACTAGTTTAAACGATGTAATTGATTTCACTGCTAATATGACATTTACTAATTCAACAAATGTTGAAAGTTATGATGTTTATATTAACGACGATTATTTTGGTAGTGATGTTCAAGAAATACAAATAACGACAAACGACGTATTAAGAATTGATATTATTAAAACGGACAATACCCAAGAGGCTTCAATTCAGTTTGATTCCCAATTAGTTTAATTCTCTCCGTATATATCTTTTTTTTCTTTACACTTTTCCAGTATCAGATTTTCCAAAAATTTATAAATCTTTATCCCACGTTTATCACAGTACTTTTTTAGTACCTCGTGTACTTCAGGGGATATTTTAATGTTCTTTATTTCTTTAGTTGTTTTCATAGGTAGAAAAAAGGCAGAATTAATTCATACTGTTTATAAATAGATATTCAAAAGTCAAGTTTTTTCATTCAGATACTAATATTTATCAATAAAATAAATCTGCAATAGAATAATTTAAAGAATGGCAACACAAGTAAATCAAAAGGTATATGTATCACCTGGAGTATACACGTCTGAAACCGACTTATCATTTGTTGCTCAGAGTGTGGGTGTAACTACATTAGGATTGGTAGGGGAAACAATTAAAGGTCCCGCTTTCGAACCTATATTTATCACAAATTACGATGAGTTTCAAGCATATTTTGGGGGAACAGAACCTACAAAATTTGTTAATACACAAATCCCTAAATACGAAGCGGCGTACATCGCCAAATCTTATCTACAACAATCTAATCAACTTTTCGTAACGAGAATTTTAGGATTGTCAGGATACGACGCTGGTCCGTCTTGGAGTATCAAGGTAACGGCAAACGTAGACCCACTAACTATCGGAACTAATCCATCTACTGGTTCTCCGTTTATCGCTGAATTTTCAGGAACGTCAAGTGGTAATACATTTATATTCACGTCTGGTTCATTACCTGGACCTGTAACAGTTAATTTAAATAATCAATATAGATTATCTGATGGAAGTACATCTTCTTTAAGTTTAGATTTTACTACTAATTTGGATTCTGTAATGGATGACCCGTCATTATCCGCAACAACTGCTGTAGTGTACGGTTCAATCCCTGAAACCGATTATGATAATTTATCTTTATCATATTCTAATATTGTAAATGAGTATGGAGTTGAATCTGTTAATTTAACATCAAACGATTTAAGTTCTGATAATAACGACCCTTGGTATTACGCAAACTTTGATATTACTTCAGGTAATGCGTATTCAGGATACTCGTTTTATTATGTAGTATCTAACTTGGTGTCTTTAGGTAACGGTAATTACACAGGAACAATTACAGGTAACTCATATGTTTATTCTGGTACTGCTTACACAGATTATAATAATATGGTTATTGCGACTTTACGTTCAAGAGGTATCTCTCTTTATAGTAATAGTACAGAAACTGATTTACACGGTCCTGTTTATGAAGTTAGTGGATTAACTGACTTACAAATGGTTTGTACTGAACAATATTCAGGAGTTACTCAATCACCATTTGAAACATTCTTAGTATCAGGTGTAACTAAAGACGGAGATAATTTCTCTTTTGAAACTTCTATGTCTGCAGCTTCATCTAAATATATTACTAAAGTTTTAGGAATTGATAACTTTGGTAAATCAAGAAATGAGGTACCAGTATATGTTGAAGAAATTTATCCTGGTTCTTTAAATTACGCTTACAACCAAGGTTACATTCGTGGTCTAAGTTGTGATTTAATTGCACTTGAAGGTGCTAGAAGTCAAGACCCACAGTCTATTGCTTATAACGTAACACAATATAAATCACCAAGTACACCATTCTTAGTTTCAGAATTAAGAGGTAATAAGGTTTATAACTTATTCAAATTCATCTCAATATCTGATGGAGACGCAGCAAACACTGAAGTTAAAGTGTCTATTGCAAACCTTTCATTTAATAACATGACATTTGATGTCTTAGTAAGAAATTTCTTTGACACTGACTCTAACCCTGTGGTTATTGAGAAATTCACAAACTGTAATATGGACCCAGGTTCTAACAACTTTGTGGCTAAGAAAATTGGTTCATCTAATGGAGAGTACGCTTTAGTATCAAGATATATAATGGTTGAGATGGCGGATGAAGCACCAATTGATGCAATTCCTTGTGGATTCTATGGATATACTCAAAGAGAATATGCTTCAGTATTGAACCCATCACCAGTACCTCAATTTAAAACAAAATATTACTACCCTGGAGAAACAATATACAACCCTCCATTTGGTTCAGCGGCAAATGCAACCGAATCAGCTGGAGACATCATAAGAAGAAGTTACTTAGGTTTCTCAAGTCAATTTGGGATTGATGATTCATTCTTACAATATAAAGGAACACAAAATCCATCTAACTGGGTGGCATCAGCTTTACCTGTAGACGGAACACCTTGGAATTACTTAAGTAAAGGTTTCCACATGGACTCAGGTGCAACTGTTTGTACAATATCAAACTCATTCTTAACAAGTGGTGAAACTGCTTTTGAATGTGGCGTTGCTAACTTTACAAGAGACCCAGAAACACAAGAAAACCCTTACTACTTTATTTACTCAAGAAAATACACAGTATGTTTTGCAGGTGGATTTGATGGTTGGGACATTTATAGAGAATCAAGAACAAACTTAGATAGATTCCAATTAGGTTCTACAGGTTATTTAGCGGGAGCTTCTGTATCAGCAAGATACCCAACAGCGACAGGTCAAGGTTTATTCAAGAGAATCGTTGTTCAAAACAATACTCAAGATTTTGCAAACACTGACTATTACGCTTACTTACTTGGTATCTTAACATTTGCTAACCCCGAGTCAACTAACATTAACGTATTCGCAACTTCAGCAATTGATTATGTAAATAACTCAAACCTTGTTGAGGAGGCTATCGACATGGTACAATACTCAAGAGCTGATTCTGTGTATATCGCAACAACTCCTGATTACCTAATGTTTACTCCTGATGGAACAAACTCATTAGATATCATCTACCCACAAGAGGCGGTTGATAACTTAGATAACACAGGAATTGATTCTAACTATACGGCGACTTACTACCCATGGATTTTAGTAAGAGATACTGTAAACAATACACAAATCTACTTACCTCCAACAGGTGAAGTTTGTAGAAACTTAGCGTTAACAGATAACATTGCATTCCCATGGTTCGCATCAGCGGGTTACACAAGAGGTCTTGTAAACTCAATCAAAGCGAGAGTTAAATTAACTCAAGAAGATAGAGACACATTGTACCAAGGTAGAATCAACCCTATCGCAACTTTCTCTGATGTAGGAACTGTAATTTGGGGTAACAAAACGTTACAAGTTGCTGACACAGCACTTAACAGATTGAACGTAAGAAGATTATTACTTCAAGCTCGTAAGTTGATTTCAGCGGTAGCGGTAAGATTATTGTTCGAACAAAACGACCAAATCGTTAGACAACAATTCTTGGATAGTGTTAACCCTAT